CCCCCCCCGCTAGGTCCCTCCAGAAAATCGCGCAACTTTCACCTTTCATCAACTCGCGCATATTCTGAGTCTGGAACGGATCCACACTGCGCGATTTTTGTCATCCAATTATGTCGACACGTGCACCACACCCAGCATCTGATTGGTCTCACGTCAACGTGTCCTCGCATCATTCGACAGAATCTGATACGACTGTGGCTTATTGCCCAACATGCCGCGCCGTGCAACCCGACGTCGTCGCCGGGCGAATTCGTATCGCCGCGCTCGTCTTTTTCGCAAGGCAGCTGCAGCTCGAGGTCGACGAACTCGCAAATATCTTCGACGTACCTCTCGCCGCAGGATCCTGAACATCGCGTCTATCAAGAAGCATGACAACATGCTAGCCGGTGTTCGGAACCCCGAAGGCATCTACTCAACGGGACCCATTACTACTGGTACTGGGTTTGCATCCTTGTTCATGCCTAGTGCCAGGAGGTTGTGTCACTCGTCGCAGGGCGAGTCCACTCGCGAGCGTCAGGTGACGTTTTCGGTGGGGTACAAGGAACGCGTGGAGGTGGTAATCACGGGTGGCGGAGTCTGGAAGTGGAGACGCCTCGTGTTCACGTACAAGGGTTTCGGTCTGTTCGACGGGGATGTGACGTGGAATGAGCCTTTCCATGACCTGTCATCTGATCCGGATGGCTGTAACATGGTTAGGCTGATTTCTCAGCCAACCAGCGACCAGCATACGGAAATCAGGCGGATTCTCTGGGACGGACACGAAGGTCTTGATTGGGCGTCAGAGTTTTCGGCTAAAGCGGATACTTCTCGCATTTCTCTGCTCTACGACCGGACCTTCACCTTCAACCCCCGGAACGAGAGTGGGTACGCCCAGACGATTCGTTTGTGGCACCCAACCAGAAAGCTCCTCATCTATGATGAGGATGAGCGGGGTGGGTCCTCTCATGCAGTTGGGTCATACATGTCGGTGCAAGGAAAACCGGGAATGGGAGACTTCTACGTCTACGACATCGTGGCACTTGTCGTGCCTGCGGTGTCAGGGAATGCCTCGATGACGTGGATACCAGAGGGAACGTATTATTGGCACGAGCGTTAGATTAGGCAATGAGAGACTGAGTCAGATGAACTATGGTACAATTTCCGCGCAACCAATTGAGATCCACATGCCCCACTTCTTCTGGGTCGTCATTCATCAACCAGATGGATGGGCGACCCCAGTTGATGGTGGTCTTCCCACGATACTTGTCAGTGACTGTGAATGTTTGCTGTGCACCGAGCCAGCCCTTGTAGGCAGGGAAGTACTGGAAACCTCCCTGGATGTCGTCGAACACAGCGTATTGGGCGTCCTCGATGTCAGCACGGACATCGTCGACGTTCCACTGCAGGCAGCAATAGATATGACGGCCCAATGATCTTGCCCACAGCGTTTTGCCCAGACGCGTCTCACCCCACAGGATTAGGCTTCTAGGACGTCCCACTAAGAATGTCACCACCAAGTCAGTCTCGCTCTCCCTAAAAACTCCCCCCTCGGGGGGCTGGGGGGGGCCCTTTTACTCACCAGCTCCAGACAAGTTGTCACGTACCCATTCATCGAGCTCTGGAACTCCCGCAGTGCTAAGTTGAACGGATGCGGGGTGTTGATATTCAACAGCCGGGGGTCGATAGTGCCATTCGGCATAGGCCCGCAGGGAGTTGAAGTTGCAACAAAGCGTTCGTGGTGCCAGCTCTCGAACAAGATCCCAAAACTCGTCCACAGTTGGCGCATGTGCGATTCGAGACCAGACAGAGTCAGCTCCCTGAATCTGATTGTCGAGGATGGGACTGAGTCCTCCTGCGACAACATCTCCGTCCTTGATCGCATAGTCGAGCATCTTTTGCGGTGTGCGACCGCATGGTTGTATATTCGGGTGGAAGCCCTCAACATCAAATCGTCGAGGGTCTCGGATGTCCACCTTTCGGCCGAAGTCCACGAAAGCGTGGAGGTGAGTACCTCCATCAGCATGAGTTTCTCGTCCAATGAGGCACTCAGCTGGAAACGATGTAATAACGTCGTGAACAACCCAGGGATCCAGGTCTCCACATTGGGCGTAAGTGAGAAGGACATAGCGTGCTTGGAGGCGGAAGCGTTGCTGACTCATCGTTCTTCCTTGAGGAGCGCAGGATAACATTGTCTGCGCTCCTTCAGAAGGAAGAAGGAAGACCAGCGGTCTATTTAAGGACCTCGACCCCCCCCGCTAGGTCCCTCCAGAAAATCGCGCAACTTTCACCTTTCATCAACTCGCGCATATTCTGAGTCTGGAACGGATCCACACTGCGCGATTTTTGTCATCCAATTATGTCGACACG